CCCGTCGCCGTGAACGAACTCGCCGTCACGCTCCCGGTGAAGGTGTTGTCGCCCGTGAAGGTGTTATCCCCGCCGATAAGCAACGACGACGAGGATATGGCGACAGTCCCGACGTGGGCGTACTTTATCATGTACGCCACGGCTATGTTTTCGGGACGGGTTTCGGCAGAGGTCCGGGGCGTGCCGTTTGTACCGTCAGTCGTTGGGTACTGGACCCATCCATCCGCAGAAAGATTTTGAATATTATTATTTGAGCCGGAGTGGCCGATGGAACCGTGTCCCGAAGCATTATTACCACATTGTGCAACGGCATAATGGTAGTGTCCCTGCAAGGTGTCCGTCTGTGTTGAGCCTACAACACGGAATCCATCTTCCTCCGCACCCCGAGCGAACATACCCCGGAAGTCAGGCACCTGGAACTGCGCCCCGGTTACGGTGTACGTGGAATACTGGTATCCGACGATAGAGAACAGCGTGGAGTATGTAGTCGTGCTGTACCATGAGCCATCGCAGTAGAGATACCCGGAAGGGGGTGTGGTGCTGGAATACTGGATAAGGGAACCGATGGGAAGGCCGTCTATAACCGCCGTGCTTTCGGATATCCCTCCGCCCGTCGCATTTATCGTAACCGCACCCGTGCCACCAGCGGGGTCTATCGTCACGTTGGTTCCGGCGACAATCTGTGAAACGCCCGAAGTAATCCCGGTCAACTGCGAGCCATCTATCGCCGGGAGTTTTCCGTCAGGTCCCAGCCTTACAAGTTGCGAGGCCCCGTTAAAGGTATTTCCCTGTAAGGTTACAGACGACGCCTTCGCGGAGAATGTCGCCCCGGTAAGCGCAAGGGTTACTCCGTCGGCAAGGTAGGAAGTTGTCGCAGTTATTACGCCGGACAAGGTGGCGGCAGTATGGCTATGGCTATCGTTGCCGACAATGGTCGCGGTATAAGTCCCCGTAACATCTCCGCCGAGCGTGTCCGTGCTGGCCCTTATTCCGCCCGTCAGAGAGCCGATGCCGTGGGTGTGGCTATCGTTGCTCACCGCGGTGGCGTTGTAAGCACCCGTCACGTCACCGCTAAAGGAGGTAGTGGTATAAAGGCCATTAGTCACGGTGGCGGCATTCCCGGTAAGATTGCCCACAAAGCCACCAGCGGCGGTCATGCTGGACGATGTGGTTAACTGGCCCGACATGGTGTCCCCGGCACGATTCACTTTAGACGCCTCTAGGGCTCCGGTAGATACGGCGATGGCGTTCTCCCGAGCGGTCGCACGATCTATCTCCGAAGTCAAAGCGGCCGCAGTGGAATTGAGGGCTGCGTAAATAGTGCCGGTTGAAACTCCGAGGTCATTCTCACGGAGGGTCGCCCGGCTGACTTCGGTGGCAAGGTCTCCCTGCAGGACTCCGGTGCTGACCGCTATGGCGTCCTCCCTGGCCGTGGCGCGGGCTATCTCGGAAGACAGCGCAGCGGCCGTGCTGGTGAGCTGTGAGGACGTGGCTACTCCGGTCAGGGTGGCACCGTTGCCGTAATAGGCCGATGCCGTCATGGTGGACGTGAAGCGGCCGCCCCCGGTAACGTCAAAGGCGTAGGCCGGGGTGCTGTTGTTTAAGCCCAGCAACGGGGCGCCGATAGCCCCTTTGCCGTGAAGCTGCGGACCGTATATGCTGCCGAGGTCCAAGCGGCCGTTCCACGAGTTTCCGTCGCTGATTATGGCAAAGCCATCATCCCCGGACGTAGATCCGTTGTGTACGCCCCAAATGGAGGACGTGTACCCGGAATAGGTCCAGTCGAGTATGCTGAAGGCTACGGTGGTGGTCAGCTTGCCGGAGATAGTGGCCGTGGTGGCGATCGCTACGCCGTAGGCCGCGCTGGGTGCTACGAAGAATCCGGTCTTGTTGCTGAACGTGTTCTGGCCGGTAAAGGTCTGCGAGGAGGCTTTGATAGCCACGCTCGAAACGATGATGTCGAAGTTGCCGTTTACCTTGCCGTCCCAGTTAAGAGAGGCTTTGCCCGGCTTGGTAAGGACCATGTCTCCGGTCGTGTAGGTATCGGAAGATGCCCCGAAAGAAGGGCACGAAAAGAAGAAAGCCGCCAGCACCGCGCACAGTATTTTGTTGGTCATAATTTCCCTCATTATATTATTTTCACCGGGGTTATCATAGTGTAAACATCCGCTTCGCCAGAACTGTCCACCGAGTAGTGGTGCTTTATCGCCACCACATAGAAGTCGTCGTTGAGGCCCTCGTGCGCGTCGTAGAGCGTGGGGCGGTCGTTAAGCTGCAGGGAGAACGTGGGCCGTATCATGATGTCCTCGAAGAACACGCGCTCCTCTTTATAAAGGTTCACGGCCTTCGTGGCTATCTGCTGGGCGTGGGTTTGCGACTGGATGTAGTCGCTCGAGAACGTGAACTCGCGCACGTCGTAGACTTTCTGCGAATCCGTGTCCGAGTACTGATAGGTGAACTTCTGATCGCGCTCCCACTTCTTGCCCAGCAGCTTAAGGCCGGTGACAAGCGTGGGGCTGGAGACATCGAGAGTTACCTGCGGCCGCACCGGGCTCTTATAGGAGACCGAAGCCGTACATGCCCCGCTCTTGAACGTCAGGAATATGCTGGCCGGGTTGGAGCCCGCCATGTAGAGGCTGTCCATGCCGCCGCTGATAAGGGCCTCGAAGTTCGTGTCGGCCGTGATGTACTTCGGCTTGATGGTCGAGATGTAGCCGCTGTCGTCAAAGAAGTTAAACAGCTCGTCCGTGTCCTCACCGGAAAGAACCGGCATGGTGGAGTAGACCGTGAACTTGTTGTAGATAACATTGTCGCCGGCCAGGGTGTTCGTGCGGCTCAATTTGCTGTTGAGCATTTTGCCGCGCAGCGAGATATTGGCCGAGGCCGGGTACTTGGCGTTGTCCTCGTTCCACGTGACCGCTATCTCGGAAATAATCGGCAGCTCTACGTCGTCGAACAGGCTGCCGCCCATCTCGACCTTAATCTGCTTGTAGCGGTACGACCCGAAGCCGCTAAGATCGGCCGGAGGCGATATCGCCAGCCAGGCTCCGAACGTGATGCCGTCGGCCGAAAGGCGAACGTAGAAGTCGGCTGTGCCGTCTACCGTGGTGTACAGTTCGGCCAGCACCTCTCCGGCATCGGTGTAGTTCGGGCCGCTGTCGATTATCTGCGAGATGTAGGTAGCGGTGGCGCCGGTGCTGTATCCGTACATCAGGTTCTGGAAATAGAGGTCGGCCGATATGCTCTCCGCGCTGGCCGGGGTCTGGTATTCGGTCCGGGCGAAGTCTACGATCTGCAGGTACTGCAGTCCGGTGATCTCCGTGCCGGTCTCGGTGGCCGACAGGATGTTTACGCCGTTGGCGTATATCTCCCAAGCGGTGCCGTTCTTCTGCATCAGATAGCGCGTCTTGGTGGTTGGAATACCCCAGTTCTGCAGGTAGCCGATAACCGTCCGGGTGCCGTCCGCGGCGACGCGGATTATCCGCAGGGTGCTGTCGCCTTCATGGCTTAATCCAGTCTGGCCCTGCTGGAATATAAGGTAGTAGCCCGCTCGATTTATTACCGGGGCGGAAAGGTAGGCTGAAACCGCTCCCTGCACCACACCGTTGTTTATTCCGACTTGGAAGAATATTCCGTCCGAGCCATCAGATATCCCGTTGGAAAGATTCTCCAGCCAGAGATCGAACCAGATATTTATGGGCGTATCGTCGGCAAGCGGCAGCTTGGCGTTCAGCTCTTTCTTGGTGTTCGTCTCGGGAGCCTGATTAGCCACCTTGCGGGACGTGTTCAACAGGTGCAGGGCGTACTCGGTAACCGGGTCCGCTCCTATGTTTATCATTTCGAACTTGTTCTCGCCGTCGTCCTGGGCGACGCTCCACTTGTCCGTGTTGAACTCGGACTCGCCGAAGTTGTCGTAGATGAAGTTGCGACGAATACAGCCGCGGGGCGTGTCCAGGTTGACGTTGGTGGCTGTATCGTAGGCCAGCCACTTGTTGTAGGAGTTGATGGAGAACTCGTTCTGGCTGGCGTAGTTCTTGAACGTGGCCCGGCCGCTCTCCGAAAAGAAGAAGTCGCCGTCCGTGGCTGCCCGGCCGAGGCCACGAAGAACGTCCAGGCCGTACTCGCCGTTCGTAAAGAACACGCACAGCGGCCGGTAGGTGGCGTCCACGTCCATCTCGTAGCTGCTGACGTTGTAGCGGTTGAGGACGTACTCCACGCAGTCCTCTACCAGCACGTTGAACTTGGCCGGGCTGTAATCCTTGCGGTTGATAAGGAACTGCGTGTAGTCTCTGCAGGTTACTGTGCACGTGCGGTCGGGGGTGTCGTCGTTGATGGTGTTAAGGAAGCCGGTGTATCCGTCGGTGTACTCGACCAGGTTTCCAAGGTCGTAGCCCAGCCTTATTTTTACCATCGCGCCGGAGCGCACGTCCTCGTTCGTGAACCCGGATATGCGCTGCGCGTCGGTCGGGACGTAGCCGGAGGAGAAGAACTTGTCGGCGTTCGAAAAGATGATGTCCGAGTTAAAGGCTAGGCTGTTCTCAAAGCGAAAGTCGCGCTTCTTGTGGATATCGCAGGAAAGCACCCGGCTCGACACGTCCACCTTGCGGTAGACCTCTACGGCCACCAGCTCCATGTAATCCTCGGCCACTTCCGTGGTGACCGCCCGGATGCGGACCGCGCTGGACAAAACGTCGAAGCCGAGGTCTATCTCGGCAAGGGTGAGCGGCCATTCGCCCTCAAGGTAGGGCGGCCAGGGAACGCCATAGGGCTCGTCGCCGTAGGGCGAGTCTCCGTATCCGTAGCCTGCAGGATAGGATGAGGGACCCACGTAGCCCGAGCCGCCGGCCACGCGGTGGGCTACAGGCTGCCAGGCGCCCTCCGTGTACACGTCTACCCAATATTCGGTCAGGCCGTGGCCGGCCCGCTGGTAGATCTTGAGATAGTTGATGAACTTGGCGGTGGGGAAGGTAACGCTCCACCAGACTGAATCGGCCGCGGCGGTGTCCGGTACGCCGGCGGACTTGAAAGAGGCCAGCCCGATGCCGTTGTCAGCCCCGGAGGCCGGGCCCACGTTCAGCTCGGTACGATCGCCGTTAACGGCCCCGGCGGCCGGGTAGTCGGTGGAGATGGCGCCGCTGGAGGCCGCCGTCTGCAGGAGGGCGTAGTTGCCGAAAAACAGGAACGCTTGAAGCCTCGGCTTGTTGGCGTCCGAGGCTTCCTGCGCGGTAAAGGCGGCGGATACCGGGAGCATTACGCCCCCCTTAAGGAGATGTCGTAGGAGAACAGGTCGACGCGGCCTCCCGATATTGCGTCGTTGAGGTCCTCGATCTCCACCAGCCATCCCTTGTAGGTGTAGGTGATATAAACCGGCGTGGTCGCCAGGGCCAGCGGCGTACCGAGCGTTATAAGGCCCGTGGTGCCGTCAAAACTGCCGCTGGTGTAGTAGTTGGTGCCTGTCCCGGCCATGTTGTCGAACACGCCGGTTATCGTGATGTGGCCCGAAGCCGCGGCGGCCAGGAGGGCCTTCTCAAGCTGGAGGATGCTGGAGTTGGCGATGTAGACCGTGTTCACGTCCACCGGAAGCGCCTTCTCGTTGATTACCTCGTAGTCCGTGCGGCTCATGAACGACAGGAAAGAATCCGTGATGTTCATCAGGGAGGCCATCTTGTTGCGCTCGGCAAACGGCAGGTAGTTCGAGTTCATGCGGATGCTGGGCACGTAGAGCTTCACCGTGGACTTCTTAAGGTCGCCCTCGATGTTCGTCTGCAGTACGCGAACGTTGCTCTCCTTGATGGAGAGCGCCTGCGGGTTGTCGATTACGCTGAACTCGTACTCGCTGCCCGGCCGTCCCAGTTTAAAGTTTGTCCATGCCATGATTTATCCCCGAACAAAACCGAGGTCGCCCTGCCCGCGAATGCGGGCGATTACCTGCTTGCCTATCTCGTCAGCCAGCTTCGAAGCGTTGAGGCGGTCTCCGTTGCCGATGTTGTTGACGACCGTGACCGATATGTTCCCGGCCGGGGAGTTATTGCCCGCGGCCGCTATCTGCGACTGGCTGCGGGGCGTTACCTGCACCCGCTCGTCCTCGCCGCCGTCGCCTACCATTATCAGGGTGGGGCTTGAATATACCTTATCCACTCCGGTCGCGTGGGCCGTTACCGGCATCGCGGCGGAAGGCACCACGCCCAGCCCGACAGCGGATAGGAACTTGGAGGCCGCCCAGCGGATCTCCATCTCGATGATCATGGAGATAAAGCTCTTAACCACGCCCTTAAACACCTGGTCCATGCTCTCGCTGAAATCCGTGCCGTCCATGGCCATCGAGGCGAACGCGTCGCCCGCGCCCTTTGCCATGTTGAGGTAAGCGGTGCCGTAAACATCGTCCACTATCTTGGCGAATACCGCGGCCTGCGCCCCGGTGCCGTGCATGGCCGCTATCTCGATGTTGTACTTGCTGTCCACCACCTGCTTCGTGTAGGCCAGGCTCTCCCGGTACAGGCGGCGGCGGTACTCGTCCTCGCGGCGCAGCGCGTCGCTTATCTTCTTCTGGGCATCTTCCTGCTCTTTGGCGGACTTCTCCGCTTCGTCAGCCTGCTTCTTGTAGAAATCCTTGGAGGACACGAGTTCGCCGGTCTTGGCATAGCGATTAAGCGTGTCGTCGAGTTCGGCAATGCGGAACTTCAAGCGCGCGGTGTCCTCTTCCTGCTTGAGCAGTTCCTGGTTGTATTTCTTGGTGGCCTCGGTGGCGTCCTTCGTGCCGGAGGACCAGCGGTCCATCGTGGCGGCCGAGGCGGCAGTAGACTCTATGTCCTTGCGGTGGGTTTCGCGCACGGCATCAAGCTGTATCTTAAGTTCCCCGAGCTGCTTCTGCAGGTCGAGGGCCAGCAGCTTCTTCTGGGCCGTGGTGTAATTCTCGGTGGCGACCACGAGCGCGTCCAGTTCGGGCGACGTGGTCTTGACCAGTTCCTTGTAGCGGTCGAGGGACGAGCCCAGCTCCTCCGTGGCGGACAGGCCCTTTTCCTGCGAGGCTATGGTATCGTCAAGGCTGGCGGTGTGCTCCTTCTGGGACTGGACTACCTTGTAGATGATGGCACCCGCGGCAGTAAGCCCGGCCACAGCCATGCCGATAGGGCCGGTGGCAAACGTGAACGCCCCGCCGAGCTTCTCTACGGCCGTGGTCAGCATGTTGACGATGGGGCGGGCTTCCCCGGCCAGGCCCACGCCCTTGAGCAGTTCCTTGGAGAACACCTGCAGGCCGAGGTGGCTCAACGGCTTGTTGAACGTCTCGCCCATTTCCCCCATCTTCTCGCCGAAGTTGCCGACGGAATTATTGAGGCCGTCGAACGCCGCCACGGCGCCCGACGAATCGGCGTTTATGGATATATCGAGATTAGGGTCGTCCATGTGCTTGTGCCTCAAGTTCCGCCTGGACTCTCTCGGCCTCGCCCTTTTCCTTCCGGTAGGAGGCCTTGACGTTGTCTATGACCTCGAAGAGGTCCATTATCCAAGCCGGCTGATTCAGTATCCCGCCGGCGTAGGGAAGCGCGTTGTTCGACCGGCACCGGGCGTGTAGATCGAGGATGAAGCTGACATCTTTCCTCACGTCCGGCATTCCGCAATGGGGGCAGTCTTTTCCCGGCTTCCTGGTACAGTCATGCCTGCGGCAGTCGAAGCTGTTCCCCCGAACCATCCACTCAACGGCTGCCGCTAATCTTTTTTTAAGGAACTCCCGGATTCCTTGGCGATATCCGTGTGCCCGAGGATGAACGCCCCGAGCTCAAGGTAGACGTTCTTGTTGGCGACCCGGGGGAAGTCGGCCAGCAGGTCGAACGAGTAAGGCAGCTCATGGCCGCCTTCCTTCACGCCCTTCCAGCCGGTCACCATGCACTGTATGATGGACCGGCAGTATTCCGCCCGGGAGAAGCGCACCTTGTCGCCGTCCGACACTCCGCTCAAGGACACGAACATGCGGTCCTCTTCGGTGGCCGACGGCTTCACGAAGAAGGTCGCGTCCTCGTACTTGAACTCCAGCGGCTTTGCGTTTGCTCTCTTGATTTCCATGTCGCCTCCCTATTAATAATCCGCTTCGTTGTTGATCAGCGTGACCTTGCCGGTGTAGCCTGCGGATACGTTGAGCTGGCCCGCGGCCGTGAAGGCTATCTTGATAAGGTCCTTGCCTATCGGGATGGGCGCGGCCTGGTAGTAGATCTCCGGGATGTCGAAGGCCAGGCTGAACGGCACGGCGCCGCCGGCTATCTCGGAGCCGGTGATGGCGACGGCAAAGGACGAGGACGAGCCCGCTATGAACTTGTCCCACTCGGTGGAGTCCTCTACGATGAGGCTGGCCGACAGGCTCACCTTGAAGCCCTTGGAGTAGTTCTTGCTGGCGTCGATGCCGTTGCCTATGACGTGGAGCAGGTCCACCATGTTGTCGAACTTTATCTTGAGCTCCTCGTAGTCCACGTTCGCCGAGCCGCCCACGGTGAGGACCGCCTGGCTGAACTTGAACGGCTGCTTGGGCGAGTAGGAGGCCGATTTGGTCGTGCCGCCCGCCTCGTACTTGAGCCCGGCCCAGTCGGCCGAGGCGACCACGAACTCCTTGGCCTTGATGTCAAACTCGAGGGAGTTGAGCATGCACCCGGCGAACTGCGGGTAGTTGATGCCGTTCTTCTGCCACCACGAGTAGGTAGGCAGCGCAGCAGAGGCCACGCGGGTGAAGGCGTGGCTCATGATGAAGTTGCCGGTCGTGCTGTCGGAGGTCGCCGCTATCGCAGAGGCCGTGTCGGCGTTGGTGAAGCCCAGCAGAGTCTTTGCCGACTTGGCGGTGTTGGTGCCGGTAGCCCACTTGATAACGAACACGCCCGAGTTCTTGGTGATCGTCATTTTCTTGGTGGTGTAGGAGTAGGTCACCGTGTAGGTCGGCGCCCCGCCGGCGGCCTCCATCTGGTCTTTTACCAGCTTGCACAGGGAGCCCGCTACGGCCGAGCTGGCGCCCATAGGATAGGTGCCGGGGGTCAGGGTGGCCGACACCTCGAGGCCGCCGTCCTCCGTGAAGTCGATGGTGTCGTTGGAGTTGAGCGTCACCGTGAAGTTGGCGGTTTCGGTGGCGGTGTCGGTGCCGAAGGCCGCCATCAGGTGCTGGCCTATGCCGCCCTCGGGCTCGACCTCGAGGTTTATCTTTCCGGACTTAAGCGCGGCGGCGCCCTGTGCCACCTTGGTGACCGCATCGGCCACGCCCCTCACGCCCTGGCTGATGATGAGGTCGATGTCCCGGCTGAACTGGAAAGGCGGGATAAAGCGGACGAACTTCGTGGGTTCCACGAAGGTGCCGGCGAGCGATTCTTTAGCGAGACCTGCTTCTCCGAATATGCCTGTGAACATGGTGATTCTCCTGTTAGACTCGTTTTACCGTCTGTAACCGCAGTTGGAAGTTCCCCAGCGAGACGTACTTGGGGGCGTTGGGCTTTCCCAGCAAAATAGGAACGGCGCACTCTACCCGGGACATTTCGCTGTCCACCCACTCGCTGCCGTTGGTCTTGAACTTGTTGGTGGCCCCGGCCGTGCCGCGGTCGTTGAGGGCGTTGTTGCTGAACAGCTTCATGAAGATTTCGGCCACGTCCGTGGCCTGGACGATGGCGTCGTCCACCGTGGAGCCGCCTACAGCGTACCAGAAGTCGAAGAGGTAGAGCTTCTGGTACTTGGCCGTGGTGATCATGCTCGGGGCCACGTTGTCGAACTGGAGCATGACGCAGGGCACGTTCACGTCCTCGGCCGTGATCAGCCGCAGGCCCTTGTAGCGGTTCGGCAGGCCGGGCACGTAGGTCTTGCACAGGCCCAGAAGCAGCTCCGTCAGGCCGTCTATGACGTTATCAAGCCCGGAGCTTGCGCCGAGCGAGATGAGGGTGGTCTGTATCTTCGTATTCATTTTAACCTATCGTGCCCGCAAAGGCGATGTCCATCTCTTTTATCTGCTTCATGATGTAGGCTTTGCGGCCGGCCATAGCCCACATCACGTCTTTGTAGTTCTCGCCCAGCGTGAGGTATCTCTGCAGTTCCCGGCGGACCATGTTGCGGTCGGTCCTGTCCAGGAAGATGGTCGGCCGCTTCTCCCGGTTGCCCGCGGCGGCGGCCGCTGATTCCTCATCCATCGGGGTGCCGAATACCGCCCTGTGCGCGTCCACGTACTCCACGAATCCACCGCGGCGGCCCAGCGCGTTCATCAGGGC